TAATTCTTTTATAAGCATAAAAACAAACTTCTTTAGGAGGTTCTTTATAAGAAGGTTTTTCGTGTTCTATCAAAAATTTATCTTGAAAACTACAACCTTTACATATTAAAATACCTTCTGATTCAACTTGAACTAACTCGTCTGAACATTTAGGACATATTTCATAATTTATTTTATAATTATCCATGTCAATTATTTTATTATCTATATTATTGAAATATTGTTGAACAATGGTATTACTATTGTTTTTAACATCTACTTTTTCTTCTGTTTTACTAAAAAAAGCATGTAATATCTTTTTTTTATTTGTTTTTCCATCGCTTAAATTCTTTTTTTTTTCAAAATAATCAAAAATCAAATCTGAATTGTTTAGTAAATATTCTTTTTTTTTTCCTTTTAATTGTTTTATCTTATTTTTAAGATCTTTTATTTTATCTTCAATATCTAATCGTCTTTCTATTTTCATACATTTAGATTTTTCTAATTTTTTTTTTAATTTTCTAACTTGTGATTTAAGTTTAGGTAAATCAATATCAGAGTTTTTTTTAAACTCATTCATTTTTTCATCATGTTTACTGTCTAATGTCATGATAGAATGTTTATTAACCGCCAATTTTTTTTGATTTTTAGGCTTAAAATTAGGCATTAATAATTAATATTATGTTAGTGTATTTAATTAATAGTTTCTCTTATTTGTTTAGCAAAATCACAATTTTTCACATTTTAAATTCGTAATTTCATTATTTATAAAAATACTTTTCAATATATAATGGATAATCCAAATAAAATCGTAATAAATGAAAAAGAAATAACAAATATTGATTTGATAAAGTTACAAAAAATGACACTATTGTATAATGCTTTAGAAAATGGATGGTCTATAAAAAAAACAGATAATTGTTATGTATTTAAAAAAAAACATAACAATGAAAAAGAAGTTTATTTAGATTCGTATTTAAGACGGTTTATGATTGATAATTTAGATATAAATCAAATATTAAATAATTAAATTTTCTATATTTAGTATAAAATTTAATTAAATGTGTAAAATTTCAAAATTTTTTTCTTTGCCTATATTATATAATGGGTGGTGGACTCATGCAACTAGTAGCTTACGGCGCACAAGATGTGTATTTAACTGGTAATCCTCAGATCACTTTCTGGAAGGTTACATACCGAAGACATACGAACTTCGCAATGGAATCCATTGAACAAACTTTCAATGGACAAGCTGACTTCGGACGTCGTGTTCAATGTACTGTTTCACGTAACGGTGACTTGGCATACCGCACATACTTACAAGTAACTCTTCCTGAAATCAGTAGCAGTGATTCTCATCATGCTCGTTGGTTGGATTGCCCAGGGGAACAAATGATTTCCATGGTTGAAGTAGAAATTGGTGGTCAACGTATCGACCGTCAATATGGTGACTGGATGCACATCTGGAACCAACTTACTCTTACTTCTGAGCAACAACGTGGATATTACAAGATGATTGGTAATACCACTCAACTTACTTATTTAACCGACCCAGACTTTGCTGAAGTAGCAACTGCTTGCTCATCAGCTTCTGTTCCAGAAGCTGTATGTGCACCACGCAAAGCTCTTCCAGAAACCACTTTGTATGTTCCTTTACAATTCTGGTTCTGTCGCAACCCAGGTCTTGCTCTTCCATTGATCGCACTTCAATACCACGAAGTTAAGATCAACATCGAACTTCGCCCATTGGACGAATGTTTGTTTGCTGTTGATGCTGTTGATAGTGCAGGTTCTGCTACATTGAAATCAACTGCTGCTTTCAGCAAATCTCTTGTAGCAGCTTCATTGTATGTTGACTACATCTTTTTAGATACCGATGAACGTCGTCGTATGGCACAAAACCCACACGAATACTTAATCGAACAACTTCAATTCACTGGTGATGAATCCATTGGATCATCCAGTAACAAAGTTAAACTTAACTTTAACCACCCATGTAAAGAAATTGTATGGGTTGTACAACCAGATGTAAATGTTAGCTACTGTGATTCTTTCATTGCTGGTAAAGATTTACACTCTGCTTTGGGAGCTCAACCATTCAACTACACTGATGCTTTGGATGCTCTTCCACATTCTATCCGTGCCTTCTCCAGTGCTGCTCAAGTTAATGGACAAAATGGTGTTATCGGAACGAATGGTATGTTCAATGATGCTGGTGCTCTTGATGTAAGTGGTGATGGAACCACTGGTCTAGATGCTGATGTATCTGGTGCTTTGAGTGCTGATGCTAATGTAGCATCCGGTGTTTCTGATGCTGGAGCATTCGTTCTTGCTGAAACAGCACTTAAAATGCACTGCTGGGGTGAAAATCCAGTTGTAACTGCTAAATTACAACTTAACGGTCAAGACAGATTCAGTGAACGTGAAGGTTCATACTTCGATGTTGTTCAACCATACCAACATCACACACGTTCCCCAGATGCTGGAATTAATTGTTATTCATTTGCTCTTCGCCCAGAAGAACATCAGCCATCCGGAACCTGTAACTTCAGTCGTATCGACAATGCAACTCTTCAATTGGTTGTTTCTGCTGCTGCCATCGGTAACACAGCAACTGCTAAGGTCCGTGTATACGCTACCAACTACAATGTACTTCGCGTAATGAGTGGTATGGGTGGTCTTGCATACTCCAACTAAGTTTTGTAAATTCGAATCATATATTTATCTTAATTTTTAAATAATAAAATTAATCACAATTTTATTATTTTAATTTAAATATAATACTAACTTTTATACTAACTAAATGGGACAATCGCAAAGTAAACAATTAAATTTTGAAGATGTCCAAGAAATGATTAAAAATAAAAACAATATAATTATCAATGTTTTACCTGAAACGGAACAACAATGTTTAATTAAAAATACGTTAAATGTCAAACTTGAAGTAAATACAATAAATGAGTTATTAAAAAATAAAAAATCAGTTAACATAATTATTTACGGTAAAAATGATTGTGATATTAATGTCGAAAAAAAACAAAAACAGCTAATTTCTCTTGGATTTTACAATGTTTTTATTTACAACGGGGGATTGTTTGAATGGCTACTTCTTCAAGATATATATGGGAGAGATGAGTTTCCAACAACAAGTTACGAACTAGATATACTTAAATTTAAACAACCTAGTCATTATTATAATAATCTAATGATCCGCGATATAGATTAATAAAATTGAATATAATAAATATAAACATAATTATTTATACTTATTATCATGAATTTATCACAGCAAAAATTAACAAAAAGTGAATGGGACTTCTTAGAACTTCCAGTAAACAAAAAAGAATTATATATACTTGAATTTATACATAATTCTTATAATAAACTTAATGCTTCTGAAAATCCAAATAATTCATTAATTGGTTATTTAAAAATTAATGTTTATGATTATGAAGATTTTCATAAATACTTTTACAATAAATTTTATGAAAATACAATTCATACAATTGTGAAAGAGAATAAACTAAATTATAAATTAAGAATAAATATCAAAAAACTTAATATAAAAAAGGCAAATAAAATAAGGATAAGAAACATAAATAATGATGTCATTTTAAAAGATAAAACCATATTTGAAAATCTATTAATGGAACAATTAATGTTATATTTTGAAAATAACACAAAAACAAAGAAATGTTATTATTATTATGCATTACTTCAATTATCTAAAAAAAAAGTAAAACATATTAATTATTTACTATTGAAATTTATAAATTATGTTTTAGATATCTATAAAAAAGATATCGATATTCAACATTTAATTAAACATTCATATAAATACATAGAACAAAATAAATTACTATCTCAATACAATGATGTAATGTTGTTTAGTCATCAAAAACAAATGTTTAATTTAGTAAAAAATAATAATGACCCTAAGTTAATATTATATCAGGCTCCTACTGGCACTGGTAAAACAATGACTCCAGTGGGATTGGTAAATAGTAAAACGGTTATATTTACTTGTGCGGCTAAGCATGTTGGTCTTCAATTAGCAAAATCGTGTATTGCTTTAAATATACCAATAGCAATTGCCTTTGGATGTAAAACACCAGACGATATACGATTACATT